GTGATCTAAGGCCATAATCAGGTTTTAATTAGATTATACATGGAAGTAATCATGCTGACACCTCCTCTAAAATTATAAAACTTCCTGTATTAGCATAATCACCTGTATCATTATTATTATGCGATCTATTTACATAAAGAGTCATATTACTTCCAGCAGAATGACCTAGAAAAATTTGATATGTAGTTTGTGAAGTTGTACTTGGGGAATCTAAAAAACTAAAAGACACAGTTGCCATTTGCCAAGAATGATCTACATAAGCAACACTTACTGTACCTGTTTGTCTATTTCCAGCACTTTCAGAACTTGAAGCTGCACTTAATACAGAACTATTTTTAAATAATTTTACATAAATCACATTTGATGGATTACTCATACCAAGATTAATAGTTCCAGATATTTTTACTTTGCTTGATGAAGAAGTAGGTGTTATTTGTGCAGATAACACAGAAGAAGAACCATTTGCAGCACCATCAACGCTTTGAGAGACATTACTTCTTTGTTCTCCTATTACTGTTTGAACTATTCCACCACCACCGCCTGTCGGTACTCCTGATACTGGAATTATGCTGTTGACTTTAAGTTGACTCATAGTTTAAACGACTGTCCAAGTTTCACCAGCACCAACTGTAACTGTTACACCTGATTGTATAGTAATTGGACCAAAGCTGCCAGCATTTTGTCCATTAGTAATAGTATAACTCTGTGTAACTGTCTGGTCATTTTCCCAAAAAATATTGTCACTTCCAGCACCTTGAGCACCTGCTCCAGCAGCAGCCCAACTTAGCGTTCCAGAAGCGTCAGATACAAGAGCATAACCAGAAACAGTAGCGTCAGCAGCAGGTAATGTCCAGGTAAGACTAGAAGAAACTGTAGCTGGTGCTTGAAATGCTACATAATGACTACTATCAGAATCAGCAAACCTAAGATCATTCTGTGCTTGGAGCGTTAATCCATTAGCGTCAAATATCATCTGCTCTGTACCGCTAGAAGAAAATCCCATTACATTGGCAGATTTTCTAAATAAACCTAAATCTGTATCTGTATCGAAACTTAATGCTGGAGTTGATGCACTACTAGAATCATCTATAAGCAAAGCACCTGTCATAGTACCGCCAGCTTTAGACAATAAACCTAAATTAGCCTGATCTATATTTCCTATTTCTGTAAAAGCACCATTACTTGAGTTTCTTATCTTTAAAATATTTGTAGTGGTATTTAAAAAAGGCATACCAGCAACACATTGGCTGGAAGCTAGATCACTAGATTTAGAATTACTTGATTGGATCGCACCAAAAACAGCATTTAAATCTGTTCTTACGTTCGCTCCCGAAGCATTTTCAATGGTGTAATTTGTAACGTCAGCCACGATTAAATACTATTTTCCTCCATGTTACCCTCCTTTGCCGAAACCAACAGCACTGTAGGTAAAGTTCCTATCAATACTAGCATCACTTGAGTTTTTAAAATGAACTGTGAAGCCCGTTCCAGATATACTGCTTAATACAAAGTAATCACCTGTTGCCATATTCTGTGGAGAGATATTTACAGATGGTAAGAAACTATTTAAATTACCTAATCCAGACGTTCCAACAAAGAATGGTGCTGTAAATGTAACAGCTTTTGCCCCTGCTCCAGAAGCAATAACAGAAGATTGCTCAGTTCTTGATGGCATTGTTGCTGTATATCCTGCTTGCTG